ATTCTCTTCAGGCATTCCTCGATGCTTCTAACTTCAAGAGCTATGATGAGCTCAAGGCTCGTTTGATGAAGGTTCTTGCTGAAGATATGGGTAAGAAGACATCGCGTGCAGAGGAAGAAGATCTTCCTTGGGGTAAGCCAGAAGATGAAGCTCCTACATTTAAGGCAACTGCAGCACCTAAGATTGCTGCTGTTGATGAAGATGAGGACGATGAGTCTTTGGAGTTTTTTAAGAAACTCGCTGCTAAGTAATTTAAAGGGAGCTTCGGCTCCCTTTTTTACACCTGTATTCTACCACCAATCGACGGGAATGCATTTCTTAACATCCAAACCCATGGTGGGGTCAATCCTGAATTTAAAGCAGCTGCTTCTAGGAGAGGATTACCTGCTTGTGCAGTTTGTATTGGGTATTGTGGAATTTGTGGTCCTGCACCCATTGGTGCTCCTTCTGAAGTTTCACCAGAACCAGGGACTGTTGCAGCATTACGATTTACAGTATCAGCTCTAGTGCTTCCTTGTTTTGGTTGTAGCTCTGCAGTTCTTCTCGAACCAGCAGTTTCTGTGCCACCCTGACCGCCTTGACCAACAGCTTCTCTCAACCAATCGGCGGCATTAGCTCCCTTACCACCAGCACCCCATATGGCTTCACTACCAAATCCAACGTGTATTCTAGAAGCGTCTGGAGCCATATAACCTTCACCAGCACCAATACCAGTGGCGCCAGCTGCTTTAGCTGTAGAAACGAATTTCTTAAATGCTGCTAAATCTTCAGCATTATTTGGTGATAGCTTTTTATTACCAACATAAAGATCTAGATCAGCAGCATTTCCTTTATCGTGTCTTGTAGATCCAACTCTTTTTCCACCTTCTTCAGCAGAAGGTTGACCACCAGATTTTACTCTTACATCAACACCTGCAGCTTCAGCTGCTCTTGATAGAACAGATTTTAATTGAGAACTGATAGGCTGTTTTCTTACTTCAGCTTCTTTCATCTGATCTTCAATTACTTGCCCACCGCCTTGTCTTCTTTCGTAGTTTTCTTCAGAACGAGGTATAGGAGTAGGTCCAAGACTAGCAGTTCGAACTGGAGCTTGTTGTTGTCTTTGAGCCGAAGGAGCTGGAGAAGTTTCACCCGCTTCTGGTATCCTTTGTTGTTGTGGTTGATTTTGCTGTTGTGGCTGTCTTGGTGCAGTATTTTGATTCCCGCCACGATTTACACGATTGTGTGATCCCATCCACATATCAATGTATTTTTCAACAGTTAACCCTCTATTGACAGCTAATTCTCTTTCTGTCAAATAACCTTTAGGACCAGCATACCATTCTTTTGGCACTGCTTCGATTTTATTATTATTTCTTCTTAAAATATCTTGTACGTATAATCTAGCAACTTGATCTTGTACAGCTGGTGGTGCAAATACAGCACGTGTATATTCTTGACCAACACCAAATTGTTTCGTCAATCCTTGCCATGTTTTATCGATAAATTGGTAAGCGCCAGAAGCAGAAGAAGATTTACTTTGAGCGTCATATTTGTTGCTAGATTCTCTCTGTCTGATAGTTTTCATTATTGACTCAGTCAATTCTTGAGTTTGACCTTGCCCTTCACCATTTGCAGGTACTGCTCCTTGACGATTATTTTCTCCACCAGGAGCAACAGTATTTGCTGGAACAGCAGATTGATTATTATTTAATGCTTGACTACCAAGATAACCAGCACCAGCGCCAATCATAATTGGAGCGACAGCTTTGAACCCTGAAGCGAGGCTACTTACAGCGCCAGCTGCAGCACCAGCAGCATTACCCAAAAGACTACCAGAATTTTGAGATCTAACAAGATCATAAAGATTTTTTATAGAATGACCAACAGTTCTCATTTCACTTAAAAGGGATGATTGAATAGAGAGTGTTTGCTGTAGAAGACTATTTGTGCCATCTACTTTTCTAGAAACTTGTTCTGTAGATGAAGCATTTTCGCTAAACAACCCACTTAAATTAGAAGTTTGTCTGTTGTTAGACTGAAGAACTCTATGTAGATCTTTTAATGCTCTTTGAACAGTAGAATTATTTTGTTCTGAATATGATCTTATTTCTCCAGACGTACGATCTGAAGAAGATCTTACAGTTCTAACTAATTCTTTTAATGCACCATCTGCAGCTGCCATTTATTAGCTCTTCTTTACTTCTTCTATTGTTCTTATGTGATCTATGAGCATATCCATGTAGATATCTCTTTCGAACGGTAGAAGAGATTCTATTTCACTAATAGAGTATTTATGATGCTGAGCCAGAGAAAATATTGTACTGTAATAGTTCTGGAGAGAGTTATGACTCAGCGCCACATAAAAAAATCATTTAACGAGCTATATTCTATAGTCCTATCATTACCAAGACTATTCTTGTATTCGATTTTATGATAAATTTTAGGCGAATCTAATAGAAACTTTTGAATCTCATCAAATGTTTTGATATTTAAGTTTTCTAGAAACTCTGCTAGCTCTTCTCTTTTATAATTTTTAGCGTCATATACCTGATCTTCAAGATAAATTGACTCTATACAACGTAAAATCAGTTCGAATAGATAATCTTTCTCTAAACTTAAAAATTCCTTATCATCATAAAGGGTTGATGATGGATATCTCATCACAATACCTGATTTATCGCTAATTTTTATGTTTTTTTCTGTTTTTTCAGGAAATAACACTTTAACGTCATCTAACTTTATCTCAAAATCATAAATTTTTTCATCTTCTAAGTCTTTGTAAGCAACTTTTATGATGTTGTCTACTGAAAATGAACGTAATTTGATAAAAATCAATTCTAGATCAAAAATTGCCAATTTATCAACATCAAAATTAGGTTCGATTGAACAATTATTGACAATTTGCTTAACTGTTGTAAGAATATCAGCTGGACTATCGCTTTCTTTCGCCATAAGAAGAAGTTTTTCTTCTTTCACAAGAAAGGGTCTAAATCTAACTTTTTGTTTTGTCGAAGGAATTTCAGTTGTGTAAATAGGGTAATCAATTTTAGGCAAAGACATAATTTAACTCCAAATTATTATATGTTTATTGTTTCTCTTGCTATAGCACCACCGCCATTATTAGGTATACCTGGAGATGGTGGTATATTTCCAGATTGAACCATACCACCAAATATATTATTAACATAATTGTTATTCATATAAGCGCCATTTAGTATAGACCCGATAGATCCAATAGCGTTTGTTATTGTATAAGGAGAAGCAAAATTTGCTCCAACTATTGTAAAATCAGTGAAAGAAAGAGTCACATTTAAAGACATGAGATTACCTGAGTCGCCCCAACTCAATGGAATATCTCTTATAGCTGCTGGAAATGCTTCGAAAAGATCAATTTTAATTGTTGGTAATCCATAAGGATCGTAAATAACAATTTCCATTGTTGTTGAGTAATTGTCTTTATATTCTGTTGTGTAAGAAGGTAAAGAAGTACCTACGCCAATTAAAGAGGAAGTTGTTCCTGTAAACTCATTAATACCTCTCAACCAATTGTACCAAAATTGCCAAATATCGCCAAATCCATCACATGTCATAGAAATTGTTATTTCATTCATTTGAGATTGAAATGGCATTTTTTGAGTTGTACCAGCACCATATCTCTGCACGTCAGCCGACATCAAAGAAACACCAGGAACTCTTATTTGATCAATTCGATATTTTAATTGACTTGTTACACTTGCAGCTGATACTACGTCGCCAACACTTGTTAATAAATTACCAAAATTAAAATTAGCCAAATTTGAAAAGAACCCGCCAAGTATCATTGGTGGTGGTGTTACTATAACTTCAAATTTGTTATTGGTAAGATAACCTTTATTTGCTATTTGGTTTCGAAAAGTATCTATATTAAATGGCATTTTTAATCCTAGTAAGGTGGTGAACCAGCATATTTTTGATTTGAATTAATTTTCCATCTTTGCAATGGCATAACAACAACCTTTTTCCAATCATTAGGAGTAACTTCATAAAAAGAACTTCTTACATGACCATAAAGATATCTTTTTACACAAACTTTAAAATTCGTGTTTTTTGCAACATTACTTAAAATGCCATAGGAAACTCTCAATTTTGTATTTTCATTATATTTATCATTATTTGAAATAGTTATGAGACGATCTAAAAGCGCCGATCTAGCTAATGGAGGCAAATAATGCAAATTAAGACCCAAAAAACCTTCATTATAATATTCTAATGGAATCACTAGTGGATGCATATCGTAAAAAGGAAGTATTTCTTTTGTTTTCGGATCATAAGAAAAAAGATACATACCACCTATTTTAGGAAGAGTAGTTTTCTTGAAAAGTTTATCTTGATTTCTATTGTAAAGATCCTTAATCTTTTCTTTATACCATTGAGAGCTTTCTGAGATAATATTCTCAGTTAAGTCTTTAATGTCATCTAGAAATGTAGCCATTAAAATTTAATCCCTAATTCTTTTTCTGTAAATATGTGAAAAGACCAACCTCTATCTTTACAGAACTCACCAGCTGCTTTCCATTTAGCTTCATTCACACCCCAAGTTTTTACTTCCGTAATATATTGCTTAGTTATTTTCTTTTGCTTCTGAGGCGGTGTAGTTTGTTTTTTCGGTTTAACTTCTATAATAGCTGTCTCTTTCAAACCTTTATTATTTATTTTAGTAACGATAAAATCCGGAAAATACCTATGGACCTTGCCATCTATAGGAGATCTATAAGGTATAATCACTTCTTCAGATCCCCAACTAACAATATCCTTATGATCGTCTAGATAAAGCATCAATTTAAGTTCCCAGCCAGAACGATAAATAATGTTAGTAGGATCGCCGCGATATTTTTTAGGGTTTTTTGGTTTAAAAACACCTTTGTAGGTAGCCATTTTTTGGTCCAATGATAAATATTCTACTTAATATTTAGGGGTTAACAGGACAATTTTATGGCAGGTTTAGCAGATTACATACCACCCTTTTTACCAACAAAACCAAAAGGTAATTTAGATTACAGATCATTTCCCAATGATTTGGTGTCTGATGGTAGACAGTTTTGTACAGATATTCAATTTATGATGTATGATGTAGCGCTTACAAATTTACCTCAGTTTTTCCCAAGTTTAGCTACTCCATTTATAACATCAGCATATACTCCAAATGGTGGTGTCACTTTACCTATTCCAAGAAAATTGAATGATATTCAAACAGTAATATGGGAAAGTACAAGTTTAACTTCAACTGCTGGAAATGTGATACAAGCAGGTGCTAATTTTTTAGGAGGTCTTACTAATTTAGCATTAAGTGCTGGAGCACAAGCTGCTGGTGCATTAGGAGGTATAGTTCCTGGCACAGGTGGATTGCAAGTAAACCCTCATTTATTCATGTTATTTAAATCGCCTACTTTTAAAGAGTATAATTTACAATGGCAATTTGCTCCTAAAAATGAACAAGAATCTCAAACTTTAGCAGACATAATTACACAATTTAAATATAATATGTTACCTGCTAGAGCTGGTGGTCTTGGTGGTGGGCAAAGTAATATTCTATTAAACTATCCAAGTATAGCTATAATTAAAATGTATCCAAATGATGAGTTCACATTTCGTTTCAAACCATGTGCTATTAGATCAGTAAGTGTTGATTATACAGGCGCTGGTGGTCCTTCATTCTTTAAAAGAACAGGAGCTCCAACAGTTGTAAATTTCAGTGTGGCTTTACAAGAAATTCAATACAACATTAAAGATAATTATTTCCTCTAAGGTAATTAAATGGCTCAAAGATATTTCGATAAATTTCCTACTGTTCAATATGGTAATACAACAATGGTTGACATTACTGCAAGAGTTGTTGTCTTAGAAAGTGTTTCATCTAATCCATTTGCGTTTTATCCTTACGAATTAGATGTATACGAAAGACCAGATCAGTTTAGCTATCGTTACTATCAAGATCCATATCAAAGTTGGTTAATTTATCTTTCTAATAAAATTGTAGACCCATATTATGAATGGTATTTGTCTGATACCGAATTTATTGATTTCGTTGGAAAAAAATATGGGGATGTGTATACAGCTCAAACGAAAATTAAAAATTACAGAAATAACTGGATTAACGAAGAACCTATTTCTACACCCTCATATAATGCCTTGCCAGCTTACATGAAAGATTATTGGGAACCGATTTTAGGTGCTGGTAATAAAATTATATCATATAGTAGAAAAAAAATCGATTGGACAGTAAATACAAATAAAATAATGTCTTACACAGTTTCAAATACTAACTTCGTAAAAGATGAAATTGTAAATATTGTTTAT